CGATGCAACTACCTGCACCACGTTTCCTTTGATGTTTGACATCAGGATATCCTCCGGTTTTTTAAAGAACATGTCATCTCGTGATGACAGAGTCATCATATCGCGTTGCACCGCAGCATTAGTATTAGACATTGGTCGTACGACTAAGGTCTAATTGACCTAGAAGGGGTTACTTGGCCAAGCGCACTCGGTGCGTACGACTAAAGTATAAGGGGGGAGGGGTTGACAGCTAGGCGGCCGCGCGCGGCCCGCCCTCCCGCCCAAGTTTTTCAGAAACAATGCGAGATAATTTCATTGGGCACCCCCTTTTTGCTAGAATGAGCCCCTTGGAGTCCCTAGCCCCAGAAAAAATTTCAATTCTAATTTCATTTGAGGATCGTGAGTGGAGTTTGATATGCAGTTGACAGCGGAACAGAACCGGCTGATACACGACACATTACATTTAATGTCACTTTCTGAGTACCACCGAACCTATTCGGACGATGGAATACGACGCTTGATACTTGCTCCGTTGCAACACAACAAATTATTGGTGCAATACGACGCCAAAGATGACCCGATTGCCTTTTGTACCTATGCGTTTTTGACTCCTGAAGCGGAAGACGGATACATAAACAAGACCAGAAAGATCCAACCGATGGATTTTGAGAACGAAGATGGTACTCTATGGTGCATTGACTTTGCGGCACCTTTTGGAAATTGCCGTAGAATCATACGAGAAATGCGTACCTTCTTTGAAGAAACCTATGGGGAAGGCACGAGAGCCCGTATATTTAGGCAGAAGCAAAACCGATTTGGCTGGATGATCGCATGAGACTGAACCCGCACTCCCCGTCTGACAATCCGATGGAACAACTCTTCTACTGTTTTGGTGGAGACGATGACAACGGTGGCGGCGGGTCACAAGACTCTCAAATGGATGAGCTCGATCAGATTTCTGCTGATTTTGAAAACATGTCTCAACAACAAGCAGCAGGAGAAACCGTCACATCGGGGATGTCGGGTGGTGTTGGTCGTGGTGGCTCTTCTAACGACAATGATGGCGACGGGATCCCAAATTCGATTGACAGAACTCCCGGTGTAGATCGCTCTGGTTTCGGAGGCGGGGATGCTTTTGATCAGTCTCGTAGTTACGTGGACCAAGCGATTACGGACTTTGCCCGAGGCCCAGCGGGTGGGGCGGGTGCGAACATTGGTGATACCGACCCGTTTTCTGACTTCGGCAACATTGACCAGCTAACGTCTTTTGGTTACGGCCCCGGCATTCAATCGACTGATGTACCTTCACAGGCTGAAGTTTCTGCGGCAATCGCTGCTGGTGTTCCCGCGGTCCAAGCTCAGACGACAGGTTTTACTGCGCCGAGTGTCGGTGCTGGTTTGACTGGCCGAGTGCCGGGAGACATGGGCGGAGACACGAGCATCGAGCGTGATGTTTTTGGTACTGGTGAAGACGAGTATTCGACGCAAAGTATTTTTGATGTTGATCCGACGGGTCTGGGTCTTGAGACTCCGCAGGAGCGTATTGCGCGTCAAAAGGCTGAAAACACGCGAGCCGCGGCCCGAACTGCGGCGGCCGAGCGAGCTAAGACGGCGTCTGAGCAGGCTCAACGTGAGGCGTTACAGCGCAGTCTTGGCATTTCTGAGCGTGATATTGCGCTTCAAACGCAGTTGGATGAGGCGATGGCGCCTGAAAGAGCGCGTCAAGCGGAAGAGGATGCGTTGGCCGCGCAGTTGGGTGCTGAAGCTGATGCAAATCGTGCGGCTCGCGAATCTCGGACCACGGACCGTGGCATTGAGAGTTTGATGGGTGGCACTGTGTTTGGTGCGCCGGATGTGACGGGTCAGGCTGAGGATATTGGTAACAATCGGAGTGCCGCGGCCCCAGGTATTAATGTAAATATTGGTCCTGTTGAGTCGCAGGCGGATGTAAATCGTGCCGCGGATGAGGCATTGGCGGCGGCGGGGTTGAGCACTCCGACGGAGCGGACCGTTAATGGGGTGCCTGTGACGGATACTGCGGAACGTGCGGTCATTGATATTGAAAATTATCAATCAATTGATGATCGTACCGAAGAGGAATCAAAAGCCGCTTTAGCAGAAGCAGAAGCCAATCTTGAAGCTGCACGAGCCGAAGCTTACAGGAACAAGCAGTTTGGTTTTGACACGGGTTTGCCGGAGTCGATTGATGTATTTGGATTTCAAGCTCCGACCGGTATTGGCATTGCCGAGCGTGTTGCGGATGCATTGTTTGATTCGGAAGCTACATTAGCCAATGCGATTGCAGAATACGGGATTAAATCTGTTGATGACGAGGAAGCAAAACGAGCGGCTAACTACAATCCACAAGGTTTGGAAGTGGTTACCTCTGGCGGTCCGGTGACCGAGGGCGGACGAACTGTGGCCTACGACGCGAGAGGCAATATTGTTTATGACAGCCGAGGTATCGGTGGCCAGATTGGTGACCTTCTGACCGGAAACCGTCCTCCTGAGAACATCCAAGCGTTGTATGATAAACAACGGGCGATAGATGACGCAGAGCGTGAGCGTAACGGAGACAACGACGGTGGTGGTCAGCCAATTATCCCGCCTATTGAAGACTTTATTGGAGAGGCGCAGACACCAGAGCGCGATCAGTTTGAATTAGGGGAGTATCAATATGATCCGATGGCCCCGGTCCAGTATTCGTACACTGGTTTACCGACGTTAGCGCCCTTTGTGCTCCGTCCGTCGAGGACATCGAACCGAGATTTCATACGTCCGACGTATGCTTTTGGTGGCTTGGGCAGTTTACGGCGTAGCTAATGTCCTCGGCCCTCGAAGCTTTACCTGATGAGGTGCTAAAAGAGATTTTAGCGCTGAAAGAAGCCGAAGTTCGGCTTGCGACGCGTGAAAAAGCGCAAGATCAGTTCATGCCTTTTGTGCATCATGTGTACGAAAACTTCATTGAAGGGCGTCATCACCGCATTATTGCCGAAAAATTGGAAAGAATTGCGCGTGGAGAGCTAAAAAGGCTGATTGTGAACATGCCTCCGCGTCATTCTAAGTCAGAATTCGCGTCATATCTCATGCCAGCGTGGTTTTTGGGCCGAAATCCGAAATTAAAGATCATTCAGGCGACTCATAACACGGAATTGGCGGTCAGATTTGGCCGAAAAGTGCGTGATTTGATGGGGAGCGAGCATTATAGGGATATATTCCCAGAAACAGCCCTAAAAACGGATGATAAGGCTGCTGGACGGTGGGGAACAGCCGCTGGGGGCGAATATTTTGCGGCTGGTGTGGGTGCGGCGGTCACGGGTCGTGGTGCTGACTTGTTTATTATTGACGATCCGCACTCGGAGCAGGACGCATTGAGTGATACGGCGTTTGATCACGCCTATGAGTGGTATACATCCGGTCCTCGACAGCGTTTGCAGCCTGGTGGAGCCATTATTTTGGTTATGACCCGCTGGGGTACCAAAGATCTGACTGGCAGACTGCTGAAAGCTCAAGGTGAGGACATTATGAGCGATCAGTGGGAAGTTGTTGAATTTCCTGCGATTATGCCCTCAGATGAGCCGTTGTGGCCGGAATTTTGGCAGAAAGACGATCTGCTCAAGGTCAAGGCGGCACTGCCGGTTGCTAAATGGAACGCGCAGTGGCAACAGCAGCCCACAGCCTCGGAAGGTGCCATTGTCAAGAAAGAGTGGTGGAGGGCATGGGAAGATGAGGATATTCCGCCGATTAAATACATTATGCAGTCGTATGACACGGCGTTCTCGAAAAAGGAGAGTGCTGACTATTCCGCGATCACCACATGGGGCGTTTTTGAACCAGAGGAAGGTGGCCCTGACAATCTTATACTTTTGGATGCTCGTCGCGGTCGTTATAACTTTCCAGAATTAAAACAGGTTGCCTTAGAAGAACACGACTATTGGGAGCCGGACATGGTCATTGTGGAGGCAAAAGCCTCTGGTATGCCCCTGACGGACGAATTACGGAGGACAGGCATCCCCGTGATGAATTATACTCCGTCCAAAGGTCGTGATAAGGTGACTCGGATGCACACAGTCGCTCCATTATTTGAGGCGGGCATGGTGTGGGCACCGGACAAGAAATTTGCCGACGAAGTGATTGACGAGTGTGCGGCATTTCCGCATGGTGATCACGATGACTTTGTAGACAGCATGACGATGGCGTTGATTCGCTTCCGCCAAGGTGGGTTTATCTCACTGGAAGGGGAAGAGAGCGACGAAGAAGATGTACCAAGATATAGAGAGTATTACTGATGTCGATCCCTCCTGATCAGATGATGGGTATGGTGGATGCAGCGATTGACGCTGTACCCGGAATGGAAGTAGACGTAGAACAGCCAGAAGATTTTGCTGGCGGAGCAGAGATCCTCCAAGGCGCGGACGGTAGCGCCATTGTTCAGGCGATGGATATGATGGGTGCGGAGGTCGTTACAGAAGAATACGACCACAACGCGAACCTTGCCGAGGTATTAGACGACAGTGTTCTTGGTGAGATTTCATCCGAGCTTCGAGAAAACTACGAAAGCGACCTAGATTCGCGCTCCGATTGGGAAGAAGGCTACACCAAGGGCCTTGATTTATTGGGCGTGCGTTATATTGAGCGTACACAGCCATTCCAAGGTGCATCAAGTGTTACACACCCCCTAATCTCAGAGTCTGTCACGCAGTTCCAAGCGCAGGCGTACAAGGAGCTGTTACCAGCGGGCGGTCCGGTGCGGACCAATATCATTGGTGCAAAAGACGCGTCGGTCGAGGAGCAAGCGACACGCGTCAAGAATTACATGAACTATTTGATTACTGAAGAGATGGAGGAGTTTGATCCGGACACGGATCAGATGCTTTTCTATCTACCGCTAAGTGGTTCTACCTTCAAGAAGGTATATTATGACGAAACAAAACAACGACCCGTTTCTCGATTTGTTGCTGCGGAGGACCTCGTTGTCCCCTACACAGCGACTGATCTCGCAAGTTCGTCGCGCATTACGCATGTGCTTCGCATGGATGAAAATCAAGTTCGTAAGCTACAGGTTGCTGGCGTCTACCGAGATGTTGATCTGTCGGCTGACTATGAGTCAGAAGATGACTCGGTTAAGCAAAAGATTCGAGAGCTAGATGGCCTTGAGCGGAACGAGATTGAGGATCAATACACGATTCTTGAAGTTCACACCAATTTAGATATTGAAGGCTTCGAGGATCTGGATCAAAATGGCGATCCGACGGGCATCAAGCTTCCGTATATTGTGACCTTGGACCAAGGTTCTGGGGAAGTTCTGTCGATTCGCAGGAACTATTCAGAGACGGATCCGCTCAAGAAGAAGATCCCGTACTTTGTGCATTATAAGTTCTTGCCTGGTTTAGGTTTTTACGGGTTCGGCCTGATCCACATGATTGGAGGGCTGGGCAAAGCAGCCACTTCAATTTTGAGGCAGTTGATCGATGCGGGTACATTGGCGAACCTTCCTTCCGGATTCAAGGCGCGGGGTATCCGCATTCGTAACGACGATGAGCCATTGTCCCCTGGCGAGTTCCGGGACATTGACGCTCCTGGCGGAGACATACGGAATTCAATTATACCCCTCCCGTTTAAAGAACCGTCAGCTACGCTTGCACAACTCCTTGGAGTACTGATCGAATCTGGTCGCCGGTTCGTGTCTATCGCGGACCAGCAGACCAGCAACATGAGCCAAGACATGCCGGTTGGTACCACTGTTGCGCTGTTGGAGCGTGGCATGAAGGTTATGTCGGCTATTCACAAGCGCTTGCATTACGCACAAAAGACGGAGTTCCGTCTGATTGCATCACTTATTCGTGATTATTTACCGCCAAATTATCCGTATCGTGTGATAGGTGGTGATCAGATGGTCAAGCAGGCGGACTTTGATGACCGCGTGGATGTGATCCCTGTTTCTGATCCAAACATCTTTTCGATGGCGCAACGTGTCACTTTGGCACAGACGCAATTACAGTTGGCACAATCCAATCCTGAAATGCACAACCTGCATG